CCTCGCGCGACTACGCGCCGGAGCTCGAGGAATTCCTCTGCTTCGGCCAGATGGAGATCGGCAAGAACTTCGTCTTCTGCGGCGAGATGAACACGCTGCCGACCGCCCGGCGCCCGATTTCGGACCTCACCACCTATTCGCGCGGCCGCTGGGCCGTGTTTCCGCACCCGATGCTCCAGCTCAAGTCCGTGCCGTCGACCGATCCGACGGTCCAGGCGCACCAGGTCATGACCACCGGCTCGGTGACCAAGCCGAAGATCATTCCGCGCAAGGCTGGCGTGAAGTCGATCTTCCATCAGATCCTCGGCGCCACCATCGTCGAGTTCGACGAGGAGGGCCGGGTGTTCTGCCGTCAGATCAACGCCGACGAGGACGGCTCCTTCTACGATCTGGACATCTACGTGAACGGCGACGACTTCGCCTTCCATGACGGCATCGACGGCATGACCTGCGGCGACATCCACGCCGCCAAGGCCGATCCGGTCAACATCGAGACCACCTTCGGCATTTCGTTGCGCAAGCCGTCCACGGCCACCGGCCCGTCGATCATCGAGACGCTGCGGCCTGGAAAGATCTTCCTGCACGATCTCCACGACAATGAGGCGCGCAACCATCACCACGTCAACGACAACGCCTACAGCTACGAGATGGCGCTTCGCGGCCGCGAGAACGTCCAGGAAGAGGTTGAACGCGCCGCGATCTTCCTGGCCGAGCTGGTCGACACGACCGACGCCGGCATCATCGTGGTGGACTCCAATCATGACATCGCCCTCGAGCGCTACGTCCGGGAAGGACGCTACCGCAACGACGGCATCAACATCCGCTACGGCATGAGGCTCGAGGATGCCTATCTCGCCTGGCGCGAGGAGGTGGCTCACGCGCTCGACGCCGGTATGAAGCCGCCGAGCTTCTCCATGCTCGAATGGGCCGTGCGTGATATGGCCGGCGCCTCTGTCGCTGGCGTCGAATGGGTGCATGACGGCCAGTCCTATCTGCTCGGTGAGGTCGAATGCGGCCATCACGGCTTCCGCGGTGCAAACGGTGCGCGCGGCACGGTCGCAGGCTACGCCCAGCTCGGTCGCAAGATGACGATCGGCGACAAGCACTCGCCCGAGATCCTCGATGGCGTCTACGTCGCCGGCGTGATGCAGCTCCAGATGGGCTATAACAAGGGTCCGAGCGGCTGGGCGGTCTCGCACGTCATTCAGTATCCGAACGGAAAGAGGGCGCTGATCACGCTTCAGGAAGGCCGCTGGCGCGCTCGTAATCATTGACATTTGTTCCTCGGTCCTTCAATGTAAGTAAGTTCTTACTTACAATCGATGGCGTCACGTATGAGCAGCTACACCCAGTATCTCAAGGCGAAGGCGATCAAGACTGGGTGCGAATGGCGCCTGAAGATCAAGATCACGTCTTCCGCCCTGGCGGCGTTTCCCGTCGGCGCGACTTTCTCCGCGCAGATCCGTGATGACGTCGACGCTCCGGTGAAGACCACGCTGTCGACTGCGGCCGGCACCATCACGCGCGTCGATGGCAACACCATCGAGCTGTGGCTGAAGGGCACCGAGACCGTCAACTGGGACGATGGCGCCGTCGTGATGGACGTTGTTCGCACCGATCTCACCCAAAAGATCCACCTCGGGTTCGATCTCAAGATCCCCGTCTACCGCTCGATCACGAGGCTCTGATGCTTGACGAACTGACGATCACCTATTCCGACGACATCGAGGTTCGCGTCCGCGACGGCAGCAATGTCACGGTCGAGCTTTCGTCCCAGGGGCCGCAGGGTCCGCAGGGGCCGATGGGCGACATCACGCCGGAGCTGACCAGTCTTCGTGATCAGGCTGTCGATGCCTCTATCGGGGCGCTGGCGTCCCAGAGCGCGGCCGCCACGTCTGAAGACAACGCGCTGGCTTCGAAGAACGCCGCGGCCGTCAGCGAGGCGAATGCGCTCTCTTCCAAGAACGCCGCGGCTGCGAGTGCGTCGGCTGCGGAGACCTCGAAGACTGACGCGGACGCGGCTGCCGCCGATGCACTGGCTTCCAAGAACGCCGCCGCAACGAGCGAGTTCAACGCCGGCCGATCGCAGGACGCCGCCAGCACGTCCGAGGTTAACGCTGCCGGTTCGGCCAGTGCAGCGCTGACCAGTCGGACCGAGGCTGCAAACTCGGCGGCTTCCGCACTTGCATCGAAGAACGCCGCCGCCACGAGCGAAGAAAATGCCGCCGACGCCGCGACGAGCGCGGATGCTTCCGCCGCTTCGGCTCTTGCCTCGAAGAATGCCGCCGCGATTTCGGAGGCAAACGCTGCTGCATCGGAAGCCGCTGCGCTGGTGTCGGAGAACGCGGCCAAGGCTTCGGAAACGAATGCCGCGTCGAGCGAGACCCAGACCGGTCTCGATCGCGCCGCGGTTTCGTCCGATCGCACGGACGTCCAGAACGACAAGACTGTCGCTTCCCAGGCCGCCGATCTCGCCGTTTCGGCCCAGCTGGCTGCGGAGACGGCGCGCGATCAGATGTTGTCGCTCTACGATAGCTTCGACGACCGCTGGCTTGGCAACAAGGCGACCGAGCCGACCACCGACAACGATGGCGATCCGCTGGAGGGCGGGGCTCTGTTCTTCGACACCACGACCAACACCATGAAGGTCTGGGTCGGCACGATGTGGGTTGCCGCCTACGTCTCCGGCACGGATGTCGCCATGCTGGCGGCAAATGGCGCCGATTACAACCCTGCGGTATTTCGCACGAACCTGGATCTCTACTCGGTCGGCCAGGTCGACGGATTGATTATCGGCGCCAAGGCTCGCGCCAATCATACCGGCACCCAGCCCGCTTCGACCATCTCCGACTTCGCATCCGCCGCGGACGCGCGCATCGCGGCGGCGGTCGGCGTCACCGTGCAGCCCTTCTCGGCTGCTCTGGAAGGAACGTCTGCCAGCTTTACCACGACGCTGAAGACGAAGCTGGATGGCATCGCCGACCAGGCAACGAAGAACGACACCGACGCTAACCTGAAGAATCGGGTCAATCACACCGGCGTCATGCCGGATACGGGCCTTCCGGCTCGCTTGCGTGAAAGCACGGCTCTCAACACGATTGCCGACTGGGATCTGGCGCTCGATACGGGTTGGTATGCCGGTTGGAGCGGTGTTGACTACGCCACCAACGGTCCTTCCGCACATTGGCATGTGGGAGAGGTCATCCGCGTCAAGGGCGATTTGGTCGTTCAGACGGCCACCCGTATCACCGGCACGGACGCCGATACCTATTCCTGGCGCCGCATGGGCACGCAGACGGGTGGCGTGTGGTCTTTTGGGGCCTGGTATCGTCTTCGTCTGTCCGAGTCTGAGCAGCGCATTGTTTGGGACGCGCGCTACGCGGCACTGGCGCATACCCATGCGATTGCCGACGTCACCGGCCTTCAGGCTGCGCTGGATGCGCGCCTTGAAGCTACCGGGACCGCGGCCGACGCTCTGAAGTTCGGCGGTCAATTGCCTGCCTATTACACCGACGTTCTTGCTCGCCTGGGCTACACGCCGCTCGATGTCGCCGGCGGCACGATGACCGGGCAGTTGACGTTTAACCGGACGCCTTCGGCCTCTAACAGGCTGCAGGATTGGCAGCAGGGATACGGTCTCTACTCCGATAACACCTCGAACTACGGTTCTAGCCGCCTTTGGATTAATGCTCCGGACGGCGGTCAGGTGGTGATCTCTCCGCGGACCGGTGGACAGACCCTCGCGAACTTCAACGTAAAGTCGACGTCGGTCACTTTTGACGGCGCCGCGACCTTTACGATCAACGGTTCTGCCGCCTGGCACGCGGGCAATTTCGACCCCGCAACCAAGTCGGACACGACGCATACACACGCAGCGGCGACTACCTCGGCCGACGGCTTCATGGCAGCTGCGGACAAGACCAAGCTGAACGGCATCGAGGCCGGCGCCACGGCGGATCAGACCGGCGCCGAGATCACGGCACTCTTGCGAAATCAGCTTGGCGGCGCCTTTCCCGTTGTCGATAACACCAGGCCTGATGACTTCAACACGTTGACGACCGCCGGTTGGCAGCCGGGGATTTATCTGGGAAGCAACGCAAACGGTCCGGGGTTGGTCAATACCGAAGCGGACAGTTATTTTTTCTGTCTGTGTTTGGTCTATCCGGGTGGGCAGATCACCCAGATTCTTTTCTCCTACGCATCGCCGGGCAATCAGATCTGGATGCGCGGCCGCTACGGCGGCAACTGGTCCTCGTGGGTCAAGTTCCCCAGTGTCGCAGTCGGCGGCGTGATGAACGTGCCCGGCGATATCGTCGCCACCGGCAATATCTCGGCCTATTCCGACGAGCGTCTGAAGTCGGAGGTCGAGACCATCAACAACGCGCTCGACCTGGTTCAGAACCTCCGCGGCGTCCGCTACATCAAGAACGACAAGCGTGGCGTCGGCGTGATCGCCCAGGAGGTTCAGAAGGTCGTGCCCGAGGTCGTCGATGAAGGCGAGGAATACCTCTCGGTCGCCTATGGCAACCTGGTCGGCGTGCTGATCGAGGCCGTGAAGGAACTGAAGGCGGAAGTGGATGAGCTGAAGAGGGCCGCCTGATGGCGCTACCCTCTTCTGGCATCATCACGGCTGCGATGATCAATGCGGAGCTGGGTCGCGCGTCGAACGCGGCCCTGTCGCTTAACGACGCCGCCGTGCGCGCACTGGCGGGCAAGCCGAGCGGTTTGATTTCCTTTGCAGATCTTCGCGGCAAGTCGAGCGAGATCGTGGTGGTCGTAACCGCTGACCATGTTGCCGGTCACAACGGCGTTCATACGTTCTTCAACACCGCCGACTGGACGTCCAGCACCAACAAGCGCCTGGTTATCAATCCCGGTGTCCGAGTTCGTCGTCTTTGGCTCCAGGCGAACCCCTGGGGTGGCGTTCTGACCATCGAAAACAACGGCATTCTCGAAGGCGAGGGTGGCGCGGCAGGCTATGGCGGGCTCTATGCTTTTTACACCGATCTGGGTAGTCCTGCGACTCTGAAGGTGATCAACAACGGCACGATCCGAGGTGGCGGCGGCGGTGGCGGCCAGGGCGGCACTGGTGGCGCCGGGACCATCACGAGCAATGGTTATGTCCCCTCCAGCGGCAACTATACATACGGAGGATCTGGCGGTCCTTACTGGATGGTGATGAACTATTCAAGCAATCCCGCCGATACCAGTATTGCCTACAACGTTTCCACCAGCATTAACGGTCAAAACTTCTCGGCTAGTTCGTATGTCACCTCGATCTCGTCGGGCGGCGCGACTCACTATCGCGGTAATCTCCAGGTATCCAATCCTCCCGCCGGAGAATATTATCCGTGGACTCACTATTTTTCGGTTCTCTATTATGGCCCTGTGACGACCGTGATTGGTGGCACCCTCGGTGGTGCTGGCGGCGTAGGACAGGGCTCTACAGGGGCGAACACGGCCGGTGTGGCTGGGACTACCCCGAGTGGCACCGCTGGCCGAGGTGGCACCGGCGGCACGGGTGGAACCTGGGGCAAGCCCGGCGGCACCGGTGCAGCAGGAGCAAATGGCGGATCCGGGTCCGGCACGAGCGGCCTGGCAGGAGGCGCCGCTGGCGCCTCGATCCAGGGCTACAATCGGGTGACCTATACCGGATCCGGAACGCTCATCGGACCGACCAGTTCGACGTAACGTAACCATCAAAAATCGCACCCTGTGTAAGTATGCACTTACTTACATCAACCGGATCGGGTATTCTGAATGGGTAGCGTAACTCCCATCTGGAGCTCCCTGAAATGCCCAAGCCTTCGAAGTCCGTCGCTCGCGAAACCCGCCGCGACAAGCGTCTGCGCGCCCGAAACGACAGCAAGCTCATTGCCACTGCCGATTTTTCGACGCCGCGCATTTCGGTGAAGGGCAAGAAGACCGACATCAGGCCGCTCACCGACGCGCAGCGCGACTACGACGCGGCGATCCGGTCCTCTGAGATCGTCTTCGGCATCGGTCCGGCCGGCACCGGCAAGACCTGGCTGGCGACCATGCGGGCGGCCGAGGCTCTCGACAAGAGGGAGATCGAGCGCATCGTCATCACCCGTCCTGCCGTAGAGGCCGGCGAGTCCCTCGGCTTCCTGCCGGGCGAGCTCGAGGACAAGTATGAGCCCTATATCCGCCCCGTGCGCGATGCCCTGGAGGAGTTCTTCGGCACCACGCACCTCGAATACCTGCTGAAGTCCGGCAAGATCGAGGCGCGGCCGCTCGGCCTGATCCGCGGTTCGACCTTCAAGAACTGCTGGGTGCTTCTGGACGAAGCGCAGAACACTTCGCCGGCCCAGATGAAGATGTTCCTCTCCCGGATCGGCGAGAACGCAAAGCTGATCGTGGAAGGAGATCCGCGCCAGAAGGATATCCCCGGCGCCTCGGGCCTGACGGATGCGGTCGAGCGGTTCGACGGCGTGAACGGCATCTCGGTCGTGGAATTCCGCAAGGACGACATCGTGCGTTCCGGCATGTGCCGTATCATCATCGAGGGCTACGACAGGTAGGGTGTTAATCAGCGTCATTCCGCGCGCTGTTCGCTATAAGTAAGTCATCAGCGAAAGACATCGAATGCCTTCAATTTGTTCCGCATTTTCAACCGCTCTCGACGCGCCGCGTGATCTGCCCGTCGAGAGCGACTTCTACATGACCAACTTCATCAACTCCGAATCCCAGGAGTTCGAGGCCCAGCTGTGGTCGCAGAAGTGGTTCGACTACCGGCACATGACGCCGCTCCAGGCCACGCGCCTCTACATGGATGAATACGGACCGGTCTATCGGCGCCACTACGCCACCGAGTTCGACCGCGAGCGCGCCGAGCACGTCAAGGTCATGACCTTCGACAACATGCTCGTTGGCTTGAAGAACGGGGTGCCGAAGTTCAAGCACGCCTTCAACGGGTTCTGGCGCGGCCGGCAGATCGCCGATTTCCTGTGCATGCCCTACGATGTCTACATCGACCTGGCCTTCGGCTACAGGATGCGCCGCTGGAAGCAGGGGCACATGCCGCAGCCGACGCACCTCTATCATCAGTATGACGTGGAGAAGATCTCCGCGCGCTGGGAGGAGATGAAGGCCGGCCGGCTCTATCTCGCCGAGCACCCGGCCTACATTCGCCAGAACTACGCCGATCTGCCGCAGCAGAAGGACTACCACGAGTATCTTCTGTCGATGGCGATGCTGCGCACCAATCCGGGCGAGTATCTGGCCGATTTCATCAACAACGACCGCATTCCCTACGAGAAGGTTCGCGCGAGGGTGGATCCCGCGATCTGGGAAATGGTCGAGAGCTACCTGCAGTAACCCACTTCTGTTCTCGCTATAAGTGAGACATGACGCACTGAATTGTAAGTAAGTGCTTATTTATCCTATGGAGTAGCAATGTCGGACACCGAAGCTCAATTTGAGTTCGACGCCGGGTTCCAGCGCAAGGTCGCGGCGCTGTTCATGCGCGACAACACCTTCGCGCAGCGCACCAAGGAACTGATCCAGCCCGGCTTCTTCACTGAGGATGCCGTGGGCACGATCGTGCGCGTCGTCCAGGATCACATGAAGGTCTACAAGACCGTTCCCGACATGAAGATCCTGCCGACGATCCTCAAGGATGAGATCGCCAACAAGCGCATCCGGCCCGATCTGATCGACGGCGTAAAGGAGGTCGTGATCGGGGCTATCAAAGCCGATCTCTCCAATCCCGATTTCGTCTCCGACAAGGTGGCCGAATTCGCCAAGACGGTGGCGATCGAGCAGGCAATGGTCGAGGCTATCCCGCTCCTGGAGAAGCGCAAGTTCGACAAGATCGCCGAAATCATGAAGAGGGCGATGGCCGTCGGCCTCATCGATGACGACGGCGACTACGACTACTGGGCCGAGATCATCAACCGCACCAAGGAGCGACATGATCTGAATGCCGGCATCGTCATGCGTGACGGCATCACGACCGGCTATCCCGGTCTCGACGGCTTTCTCTATCACCTGGGGTGGGGCCGCAAGGAGCTGTCGTGCATGCTTGGCGCCGCCAAGGCCGGCAAGTCGATGTCGTTGGGCGACTTCGCCAAGAATGCGTCCCTGGCCGGCTACAACGTCCTCTATGTCACCCTCGAGGTGTCCAAGAAGATCATCGCCGAGCGTCTCGACGCGGCCGTCTCCGACACCCTCATGCGGGAGCTGAACAAGGATCCTGATGCGGTCGCGTCGGTGGTCAAGTCGCTGGCAGCCAAGGCGACCCCGCTCAAGCTGCGCGAGTTCGCCTCCGGCACCATGAAGCCGTCGCACCTGATGCGCATGATAGAGAAGTATCGGGCCGACGGCATCATCTTCGACCTGATCGTCGTGGACTATGCCGACATCATGGCGGCCGAGTATCGCTCCGACAGCCTGATCGACAACCTGCGCACCATCTACATCGATCTGCGCGCGATCGCCTTCGAGACGAACGCCGCCATGCTGACCGCCACGCAGACCAACCGTGACGGCGCCAAGGCTCACACGGCCAAGGCGACCGACGTCGGCGACGACTGGAACAAGGCCCGCACCGTCGACCTGATGCTCGGTATCAACGCGACGGAGGAGGAGCAGAAGACCAACGACGCCCGCCTGGCGTTCCTGCTCGCCCGTAACGTCGAGGCCGGCTTCTCCCTGGCGATCAAGCAGGACCGGCAGAGGATGAAGTTCATCACCAAGATCCTGGGTAAGGCGTGATGGAACGTCTCTCCGGTGACCAGATCCAGGAGGAGCTCGACATCGAGTTCTTCCTGCAGCGCGAGTCCATCCCATACCGCGAGACGCGCGGCGTGAACGGCATCCAGCTGAACATCAAGACCTGCCCGAATCCGGCCTGTCGCGATAGCCGCTGGCGCACTTACTTCGGCACCGAAACCGGCCACGGCAACTGTTTCGTCTGTTCGGAGGGGTTCAACAAGGTCGGCTTCATCAATCGCTACTACGACCACGGCGACGACTGGTCGGCAACGTTCCGCGAGATCCACGAGATCATGCGAGAGCAGGGCTGGCGGCCGAAGCGCAAGGCGGTGGTCGCGGTCGATCACGGCGAGGTGGTGCTGCCGATCTCCGAGGAGCTGCCGCTCGCTACCGGCGAGAACCTGGCCTATCTCGAGCAGCGCGGCTTCGACGCCGATATCACCCGCTACTTCAAGCTGCGGTGGTGCGAGTTCGGCTGGTGGCGCTACAAGGATCCCGACGGATCCTGGAAGATGCAGAACTTCGCCGATCGCGTCATCATCCCGGTCTTCGACCTCGATGGCGTTCTGAAAACCTTTCAGGGGCGCGATCTCACCGGTAATTCGGACCGCAAATACCTGTTTCCGAAGGAGCTGCCTGGCACCGGCCGCTATCTGCTCAACGGGCAGAACGTGGTGCTGACCGATCACGTCACGATGGGCGAGGGGGCTTTCGACGTGGCAGCGATCAAGCTCGCCTACGACGAGGATCTGGAGCTGCGCGACATCGTGCCGGTCGGGTCGTTCGGCAAGCACCTTTCCTACGGCTCGCTCGACGGCGACGATCAGCTCGGGCGTTTCATCAAGCTCAAGGCGAAGGGCTTGAAGACGGTTACGATCATGTGGGACGGCGAGGTCAAGGCGCTGCTGGCAGCCCTCGACGCGGCCAAGATCCTGACCGGCATCGGTCTGGTCGCGCGCATCGCGCTTTTGCCGTTCGGGAAGGATCCGAACGAAGTCACCGGCGACGTGGTGCGCCGCGCCCACTACGCGGCCCAGGTCTGGACGCCGACGCTCGATATCAAGTGGCGTCTGCGCAATCCCTACTCGCCGCGGGAACTCGCGCGCAATGGGTTAAGTAAGTGCTGACTTAGAATCCGCAGCACTCCCGCAGAGCGAAGCGCTATAAGTCAAATGACAGATGAAGTTGAGCTACGTCGCCGTCGGATCGAGCGTTTGAAACGTCGATGGCGAGACGACGCACTTGGGAAAAGAGGAGCCTCTGTGAGCACCTATCCGATCAAGGTTCACAGCCAGTCGTTCGATCACCGCGGCGGCACGAAGTCCTACCACCTGATGCTGATCGAGACGGCGGACAATCGCGCCGTCTTCATCAATCGATGGGGAAAGAAGGGGCAGTTCGGCGAGCTCCAGGTGAAGGAATTCGCCGACGTCGGCGCGGCCTGGAAGGAATACGAGCGCAAGGAGCGCGACAAGACGCGCAACGGCTACGCGCCCGAAGGTCCGCCGCGCGACACGGTGGCGAACGTCAGCAGCGAGCTGGCGAAGACGATCGGCCTGGCTGTCTTCAACAAGATGGGCGCCAAGGCCGTCAAGCACCTCGATCCGAGCTTCGATACGACCGGCATGCGCGAGGCAGAACCGAACCGCCTCGATGAGGACGGCCGGCTCACCGGTGCAGACAAGCCGCGCACGGCCGACGTCTCCGAGCAGCTGAAGGCTGATCGCGAGCGCGAGCTCAAGGAAGCCTACGAGAACAATCCTCTTTTCGGAGCATTCTGATGGCATCGCCGACGCGCTACCAAACCCTCTCGCGCGAGAACCAGTTCCGCTTCGTCTGTCCGATCTTCAACACCGAGGTGAAGTTCGCCCAATGCTTGCAGATCCGCGATGCGGTCTACAACGCCAAGGAGCTCGCCGTTCGCAAGGGCTGCCAGGCCTGCGTGAAGGATTCGAAGTGCCCGGCCTCCGAAGTCGTGCGCAAGATCTCCTTCGGCGGCGGCAACGTGCCCGACGACTACGGCTCGACCACGCCTGTCACCGGCAAGGTGCGCAAGGACGTGCTGGAGAAGATCGCGCCGATCATCGTCATGCAGCGGACGCTCGACAACCTGGGCGTTGGCTCGGCCGAGCGGGCGCTGATCGCGTCCTCGAGCGAGCGCATTCGCAAGATCGCCGGCATCGCCGCCTTGCCCAGTGAAGGATACAGCGCGCCTCGCACCGCGAGCGCCCCCGCCAAGCGTGCGCCGAAGAAGGCCGCGCCCAAGAGCGACACCATCAACCAGGCCGCCGCGACCGGCGACCTCGCAGCAGCCGTCAGCCAGTAGGAGACAACGTTGGACGCATACGATGCCGCCCGTATCATCGAGGAGATCGGGGAAACCTCGTCACGCACCGAAAAGGAGCGGCTCACCGGTATTCTCGCTGCCAGCGAGATCGGCAAGTTCATCCTGCGGTGGACCTACAATCCGTTCATCACCTACGGCCTGACGGCCGCTCCCACTGAGTCGAACGGTCAGTATTCGATCGCCTTCAGGCCCGAGCTGGTCGAGCCGCTGCTCAAGCGCCTGTCGAATCGCGAGCTCACCGGCAACGCCGCCGAGCGCGAGGTGGCCGAGGTCATGCAGACCTTCGACGCCGACGGCGCCAGGCTGCTCTATTTGATCCTGTCCAAGGATCTGAAGTGCGGCATCGCCGAGGCGACGATCAACACCGTCATGCCCGGCCTGGTCCCGGTCTTCTCCGTCATGCGGGCGCATCCCTATGACGTGAAGAAGGTCAAGTCCTGGCCGCAGAAGGGCGAATACAAGCTCGACGGGCAGCGCAACACGTTCCTGTGCAAGGACGACAACGGCGGCTTCTTCACGCGCTCCGGAAAGCGTGTGCCGGCGCTCGACTTCCTGGTGCCGATCGTCATGAAGGCGGCCGAGGCGGTGAGGAGGGCAGGGGACGAATATCTGGTTCACCTGCTGACCTCCGGTCGCGACAAGCTCAATTTCATGCTCGACGGCGAGGCCATGATGGGCCTGTTCGAGGAAACCGGCGCGCTGCGGCGCAAGGATGTCGATGCGGTCGGCGCCGAGCTCCATCTCTACGACATCATGTCCTATGACGACTTCGACGCGGCCGGCTCCGTCGGCGATCCGCTGATCGTGCGCCGCGAGAACCTTCGCCGTTTCGTCAGCATCGCCAAGGAAGCGCTGAGCGGCGAGGAGCGAGACGTCATCCAGCTCGTGCCGCAGTTCTTCATCAACTCCGACGAGGACGCGCAGGCATTCTTCGAGAAGGCGCGCGCCAAGACGCTGGCGTCCTACCTGGCGCGCGGCAATCCCGAGCGCGAGGCGGAGTTGCTCAAGACCACGATCGATAAGGCGACCGGGCAGCCGAAGGTGCTCGAGGGCGCCATGATCAAGGATCCGAACGGGCTCTACGACAAGAAGAAGTCCTACGGCTGGATGAAGATCAAGGCCGAGGAAACGAAGGATCTGCGCATCACCGGCTGGTTCGAAGGCAAGGAAGGATCCGAGCTCGAGGGCAAGTTCGGCGGCCACCTGGTCGATCACGAAGGCGTCGAGGTTCGCGTCGGCGGC